TTACGCAAAATCGCCAGTATTTGGGTCGAACATGTCCCAGAGCGGGGTCGCCGGGTCGATATTCAGTGGCGCGAGATGAATGACGTCGACTGTCTCGGTCTTGTCATCGCCGAGGATGTCTTGCTGAGCTACGGGCATATGGATCGTGAGATGCTCTTCACGCTGTTGTTCGAAGTCGTAGCCTAGCCGTATTTGAACGCCGACCCGAGCTGGCTGCAAAAGCAGCTGACAAGTCGACACTTTGTCATCTGAAAGCGCGTATTTCGCCGGGTCGACGTCAAACGTGTCGAGGAATGTGCCCGGCGTGAAATTGGTGATGGCGCTCTCAGCTACATGCCAGCCCGTATTTTCGCCCACCGGAGTTCCTGGTTGTGGCAGACTTTGAATGAGGTCTTGCCAGCTGAACGTTTGGACGTTGTGATCTACCGTAGGATACGTCTGGACGCCTTTCGCTTCCTGCGTCCACGAGGCGACCACGCGCATCCTCGTTGTCTTCCTTGGAGGATTACGTAGCGACACAGACAAAGTGTCCTCAAAACCATGATGATGGACGTCGTGCGTGACATCGCCATGGATCATCGACGTCCGCTCGATCTGAAGCGTCTTTCTGTTCCAACGCCAGAGTTCTAGACGTCCAGCCAATGCCGACGTCGGATCATCGGACGCATCTCGGCTATGAAACAGGGCGTCGTAGCTCTCGGCTGCATCTCGATCTTCTTCAGAACCGTTTGGGTCATAGTCATCGACCTCCCCCGTACGCAGGGCGTCAGCTGCCGCCTTCAGCACCTCATCTTCGTCTGGCGGCACACACTGAAATCGTAAGACCAAAGTTTGTTGGCCCAGCTCTGATGGTACTGCAATTACACGTCCGCGAGCGAGTTCGACAGCGATGTTATCGGAAGCCAGCCTCTCTGATAGGACAGCATACCTTTCCGCTCGACCTACGCTCAAAAGGCCTAATCCGGGGTTCGGAATCTCGACTTCGAAGCCGGAAACAACGATATCGCCTTCTTCTTGCTCATAGATCGAACCACGGATGCAGAACTCGTCTTCACGAACGTGGGCGTCAGGATCGAAAGGTGTGTTCCATGCTGGCAGCCACGATAGGTACAGCATCAGACGTCTCCTCCCTCTTCCTCGGCTACCAGCGTCCATGAGACCTGCGCATTCTGCTCATGGGTGCTCGACGTCCAAGGCTCGGTGACGAAGAGCTTCAAAATAGGGCGGTAAAAAATCCGCACTGGCTCAGAAGCTGGAGCCGCCAGAGTGACGGTTTTCCCAGTGACCGTGAACGCGACGTCAGCAAAATTCCTGGTGACGCAACGAACCGAACCCGGATGCGGGGTGCGGATCAACGTGCGTGAGGAAGCTCCCGGCTGGATGGCGTCCGATAACTCCGCTGGCGGTACCAGGGTGAAAGTCTTCCCCGGCCACATGCTCGATAGCGCAGGCGGTCGCATATCGTCGCTGGACGAAATCGTGCAAGCAAAAAGCTTGAATTCCTCAGCCGCTAGATTGCGAGCGCGGCCGTTCCAGCTACGGACGATGTGAGCGCTCTCATCGATAGGAGCGAGTTCAACCGTTAGGCCAAGAGCTGACTGCCAGCCAATAGCGAGGTCGTCAGATATGAGCGTTGTCGTGATGGGAAATTCAGACATCTCAAGCGCCCCCATGTTGCATAGAATAGAGGTTTTGCTTGAGCTTCCGCGCAGTTAGAGCGTCAGCTTGAAGTGTGCCGAGGTTGCGGCCATTCAAGCTCAGATTGACGTCTACGACGTCGCGCGTTCCATTGGATTTTTCAGCGTAGTATTTCGAGATTTCAGCTGATGGCGGGGTGTAACCATCCCTCGACCAGACGTCGTATACGCCGCCTGGAAGCAGGTTCGGGTCTTGCAGTCCCATGTTGGTGTTGATCCCGCGAGACCTGAAATAATCGCCTTTTCGCTTGTCATCCCACATCATAAAATGGCGATCAAACGACGCGTCCATAGACGTCCGGATATTTCGGATGTTTTCCTGCCAGCGGCGGTCAGCGGCCGACTTCGCACCCGAGACTTCATAAAGTTTGTTCGCGCCATAGTGGCCAATGAGACCACCACCAGCAACCGCAGCACCCAGCACACCTGCCCTTACACCTAAAGACATCGCACCAGCAGCTCGCGCAGCACCACCTGCCGCAACACCGCCAGCTACACCACCTACTGCCGAAGCTCCGCCAGCAGCTGTTGCGATCCCGGCGATGCCTTTAGCTAAAGCTCCGCCGCCGCCCATGGCGAACAAGGCACCGATGGCTTTTCCCAACACGCCGACAGCCGTGGTCGCTGCTCCAAAAAGGCCGATGAACTTCGCCATGCCCACGAACAACAGCATCGTTGTCACGTTCGTGCCAAAGAGCGAGGCGACTGGCTCTAGCAGGCTGTGGATCGCTGACAGGACGCTCTTCACCATTTCCAAAGCGGCGGTGAAATCGGCACCGAAAGCCTTAGCCTGGTCTCTGATGTCATTCAGCCATTTGAATTCTGATGCAGACTGGCCGCGAAGGACTGCATAGAGATCCTTGACGAATTTTATCGCTGTCTGGATGCCATCGCGTATTTTGTTGAGCCATTCGAAACGCGAGTTTTCGCCGCTCCACAGCTTCCTGACCTCTTTGTACATATCCGAGATGAATGCGCGAGCAGTCTTTAGCTTGTCAAACAGGACGTCGAGCCACTGCGTTTTGAAGCCGGAACGCTTTCCGTTGAACGCGGACACGATGTCGGCGATGAAATTGCGGACATACACGAAGCCAGCTTTGAAAAGCCCGGCAATCCTCTCCCGGTAACGTACCAGGAACTCTGTCATCGCGTCTGTGCTCTCGGTCAACAATGGCAGCACTTCACGAGCTACCGCTAGGCGGACGCCCGCAATCGATCTGCTAAAGTTTTCGGAGGCCGTCGAATATGCAGCACCTATCTGGGCATCCTTCGAGCTAACGACGCCACCCAGACGCTCCAGCTCTTTTCGGTAATCCTCGATTGCGGACCGCCCACCTTCAAGGAGGGGCACCATCTTCGCGCCCGCGTCTTCACCGAATAACTGGATGGCGAACCGCAGACGTTGTGTCGGATCTTCTACACGGCGCATGGCGTCTGAAAGCGCAAGCAAGCCTTCCATGCCGCCTTTGCTAGCCTTCTCGACGTCCAACCCATATTTTTCAAGACCGAATAAAGCTTCGCCGACAGGGCCATACGATCTCTTTATTGAGACCTCGGCCTTCTCTAGTTCTGCCAGCTCTTTGCGCATACCATGTACAAAAGATTGGGTCTGAAGGTTGCGATTTTCATACGGAGCCGCCCGCGTGATATAATCTCTGAGCGTGGCTTGGCGTTCCTGTACGCCCGCTAACGAAGACATCCGAGCCTGACCCACGGCTTCACCAGCAGACGTCAGGCCCTGCACATCCCCCATACGATAAGAAAGAAGACCTTCTTTGCGAGCGTTGTCGCGGAACGACGAAAAGGCATCGTCCGCCTCCGTGATTTTCTGACGAATACCAAGGAATTCGGAGCCGATTTTCGACAATCCCTTGACGATCTCATCACCAGCGACGCCTTCCTGAGCCCCAGCGAAGCCCAGCACCGACAGGTCTTCTGGTGACACCCCGAGCGCACGAGATTGTTTAGAGATCTTATCCCATTCGGCACTCGTATCCCGGCTCATCTTGATGGCAGCAGCGGATACGCCAGCTAGCGCAGCTACCGCAGACGCCGCGCCGACGGTGATGCCCTTGAACGCAGTCTGAGCAGATTTTTGAAGACCACCGAAGCCGACGCGTCCGACGGCCAGACTAGCCGTTTTCAGGCTGGTCAGCGCCCTTTTTGATTTCTCAATATCTTTCTGGAAAGGCTCAAGGGCGTTGGCACCTGTCTGCCGGATGTTGTTTATGGATTCACGTGCGTTCTGCTGAAATTTGCGAAAGCCGGAGGTGGCCTGAGACATGCCGTCCAGGCTGAATCTTGTTTTGATTTCCGGCGTCACACTGCTCACTTTATAAACTCATCCCAAATTTTCTTGTCTCCGGAATTCGCAACCAAGAAAGCTTCAGCCAACTGGATTTGCTGGCGCTTTTGGTCGCGACGGAGAACGCGCAGTCTCATCATCAGCGCTCGCGGTGAAAGATTTAAGCCTGATATTCCTGTTTCGTTCTCATATGAAATCGCGTCCTTCACCAAGCCTACGAGCGACCCAGTCAAGTTGAGGCCGCCCTTCCGCACAGGCTTTGGAAGCTTTATTTTGCTGGGAAAACGCCGCTGAGAGCCGAGTTGAACTTCGTAAAAAAATCGTCGAGCGACCCCTCGCCCAAGGTCGTCTTCACGGCTGCGGAAAAAAGAGAAATGGTCAGATCGTCGGGCTTGGTTGAGATGGTCTGCTCAAAAGCGACGTCGCCCTCGCGACCAGCAGAACACGCGATGAACGCAGCAGCGGCGTCAACGCCTGAATCGAGGAAAACGGACAGCAGTGATGGCTGCATCTCGTCCGGAAGGATGTTGCCGTCCTTATCGACCTTGGGCTCGAAAAGATCCATCAACTTCGGAAAGCGCTTCACGAGCCGCAGGCATTCCAAGATCGTCACTGGACGAAGCCTGACGACCATGCCCAAGATTTCGACGTCTTGGTACGAGTGATCCACGGCTGTCAGCAGGTCATCAATTGACTTCACGTCGGGCTTTATAACTGCGTTCATATAAATTGCTCCTCAAAATGAACTATAAAAATCATAGAGACGGCAGCTAAAAATTCCGCCGTCTGTAGGTTGGTTAGGCAGCTTTGGGTATGCTCCGCATCTGGCCGTAGCTCTTGCCAGCACCCTTGCCCGATGTCGCAAAAACGCGGCCCGTGAGCGTTGCGCTGTTCAGATTTTCCGTATCGATGGAAGGTACCGCACCGCTCGGGCGCAGTTCGACGTCCCAGTATGTCTGCTCGGTTTCCTCACCAGGCATGCCGTCAGCAACGACGCCCACGATAACGAGTTCGCCGCGAACGCCGGACGTCGCCATGATGCCAAGGTCCAATAGCTTATCCGCCTCCGTGATTTCCGGAAGTTCGTACTCGATGATAGCGTCGGTGCCGAAGCCAGCTGGAAGCGCAATAATCTCTACAAAACCCGTGCGGTGCACCGTGTAGTGTGTGTCTTCGATTAGATCGCCATCGTCCCCATCGGTGATGGATGTGATACTAGGGTTCAGGCCCTCGATTTTGAAAATGTCCCCAACAGCCACATCTTCCAATGTCATCGTACCACCAGCAACGGCGGTCTGCGTAAGATACTTTTTCTCAGACATGAAGAGCGCCTGATAGAGAATTTCGGTCCAGGATTCGACGGTGAGGTTGATCGTGCCATCCTTTCCTACAGCCCAGCTGCCAATCAGACGTCTGTCGCCAAATTCTGCCGAGTAAGATTCTACCTCGGTGATATTGGGCGTGAACTCGACGGTTGGACACGAGCCGAGGCTGACGTACTTGTTGGACCCCTTAGGCTTGAAAGCTACCTGCCCGCCCGAAATCCGCTGGGCGTCTGTAATTTGCTGAAATGCGTATGTTGCCATTTCGTTCTCCAAAAATTATTGATGTAAATTCGTTGTCGGGTCGCTGTCCCTGGTCAAAATCGAGCAACTGAAATTCAGAGGCTGGACGACGATAACCCCATCTTGCGTCGGCTCGCCTGACATCGCTCCGGCACCTGTAAAACGCCAATGCATGAGCTTTCCGGCACCAACACTGGACGGCATCAGGAGCGCCTTTTCGACGTCGGCCGCCAGCCCATCCAGCAGGTCTTCGGCGTCTTCGTTGCTGTCACGGACAGCTAGCGTGACGACAATATTCATATTGCGTTGGAGGATGCGGTTGCCGACCGGATTGCGATCCGCCAGCTCCACGTTTTCAGACACTGACACCAGCGCCATCGGAAATTCGGTCCGCTGCGCAGAGCGATAAAGACGGCTCTCAGAATGCACGGATGAGAGAGCGGGCAGCGTCTTGAGCACGCCCTTCACACCATCCCTCACCTGCGTTCTCACGTGCGCCATCAATCGTCGTTCTTCCGATAAAGCTTGATCTCAACCTGAGCGTAGCCATCGCTCCTGCAAGATTCTACGGCGTAGGTGACGCCATTGATTTGCAGCTCGTCGCGGTTCGAAAATAGGACGTCGAGAGCGAGCTGAGCACGATGCGGAGCAAGACGTCGGGCATCCTCAATGAGCACGAATGCCGTGGGCTGGGCTTCCTCGATCTGCACACCTGCAGCATCTACAGGCGCATAAGCATCGTTGAAAATAAGAGTTATCGGAAGCTGGCTTTCGTGATCATAAGGTCGCCAAAAGTGTTCGCCGCGTTCTTTGAAAACGCGGTGAGCTGTCCGTGCGAGATGTTTGAATGCTGGATGCTTGCTCATGCGACGTCCAGATCGAGAACATCAAGAACAACGCCGTATGGCGACACCGTTGGAGTCGCGGCTACGAGAACACGGTTCTCTCCCAGACGGATCATATCGAGCCATTTGCCCTGACTGGCCGCCCAAGACATGTCGTAGTCGATGGAGCCGCTCTCCGAGATCACGCCAGTGTCCGTATCTACTGAGAGATGGACAAGACGACCGGGGTCTGTTGGAGTCGGCCAAGAAGCTGCCAGCAGCGATGTCTGATCATACGGAGTTCCGCAGATGAGCGGAGTTCCCGATGCGCCGGAGCTTGATGCCGGGCCCAACAAATAAGGCTGACCGTCGCTATTGATGCCTACTGATATCGTTCGATGAACGCCTCCTGCCTGCCAGCTCACAATAGCTAGCGTTGGCGACAGAGAAAAAACGGAGATGCCGCCAGCGACGTCGCTCATGAAATGGGTCGTGCCAAGGACCTTCGTCTGGTCGTCATCGGCCTCAACGACCGAGATGCCCAGTTTCACACCGTCGCTGTCTATGGTGCTGCTTACATGAGCGACGATGAAGCGGTTTTCACTCAGGTAATCGTAGCTCGGATTGCTCGTAGACGTTCCGACAAATGACATGCCGACAGCACTATCGAGATGGCGGTTGAGTCCCTGCCCGGTTTGAACTCGGGTTGACCACAAGTGGCCAGCTCCGGTCGACCCGCCGCGATAAAAGGAGATCGCCGAGGAGTTATTTAGTAACGCAGCGCGGGAATTATTTGACGGCGATATGCCGCTGGATGCTGTGCTTATAGCACCAGAGTATTGAACTGCTCCTACACTCAAAACCGTATCCGTATAATCAACTTCTATAGAATTCAGGGTACTACTCGAACCAGACGCTAGGAAGTAAAGAACTTTTGCGAAATTCTTGGATATAATAGCGACAGAAAAAAGCTTCGCGGAAGATGTCGACAACGAAGATGTTTGATCCGCGACTTTTTCGAGACCACTTTCTGTTAGCTCGAATATCTTTACCAGTAAGCTAGATCCCACAATTGCAGCCAGCAGAAACCGCGTTGCGGACATAGCGAAAACCCGGGCTCCATTCGAAATTGACGCCGAAGTCAAGCCATCATTTTCGTGAATTCTCCCGACCGATGTATAACCTTCCCAAGCTCTATCGCCGTAAGTGAACGCTGGAAAAGGCGGAAAACCTGGGTCTTCATAAGCGCCGAACGGGTGAGCCGAGCGCTCAAGTCGCTTCAGCCTGTTGTCGACTTGCAGGAAGTTCGAATTCACTTTTGTGAGGCCATCGCGGATGCTGTCTGCATCCTGTGCATTAGGACCGCTGCCCACATTGACTAATTGGATGGTCATAAAATTACTCCTGGTCTTCTAAAATTTCTGGTGCACCCGATGCGAGGCCGGATGTGCTTAAATTTGTTGACGAGCTGTAATGCGCAGGTGCCGATCCACCGGGCTCGATGCTGTCGATCTGATCCTGCAGTCCGTCGATGAGATCCATGATGGGCGCGAACAATTTGTTGACGGGCGCCGATGCGAACTCACCTTCTATGGCAAGCAGAACTTTGTCGGTTTCAACTACGACGTCGGCCTCGGGGAAGTCTGCTGGTGTGAGAGGTTCACCCCCGCTCGATGTCGATCTTGGCAGTATGGGAGTCAGCATGGATTAGCCCTCCAGCACGTAAACGAGAGCAGCCTTGTCGGCGCTGAAATGAAGCACGCATCCTGCATCCACGGAGAAGCTGTAATATCCGCCAGCAGCCAGTGGCATGCCGAAATCGGGAGTGAATGGCTCACCAGATTTGTCGGTGTAAAAGATAACGTCGGACGTCGGGAAAATCTGGATGAGTGACGTCGTTGACGCCACTGGGTGCGATGCTGGCGTCTCGGCATCTAGCGAAATTTGAGAGATGTTCATGTGGACGGCGCTCGGTGCGGGATGCGCGGGCATGCCGTTCGAAGGTGCGATTGCGGTCTTGACGACGGGAATGGACATCTAAAAATCTCCTAAAAATATCTGGCTCCGCGAGAGGTGCTGAAGGCGAGAAGGAGCCAACCGCCTTCAGCTTTGATGCCCGCGCCAGAGGAGCAGCGCGGGCAATTGGTTACTTGGCTTCGATTTTGACGATTGCCTGCAGACGCTGAGCCCAGCTGATGACGTTGGTCTGCGCCTTGAGTTCGACGCCTTCATCGTGCGGAAGATCATGCGGAGAGACGTATTCAGGAAGTCCGATAGCACCTAGATCGCTCATGCCTGTTCCAGGACCAAAACGCGTCTGGAACATGCCGTCGACAACCGGGACTAGATACATGTCATCGTCACCGAAAATAGTCTGACCGCCTACCTTGTTACGGGTGTACTTCACAGCAGTGATGTTGGACGCAATCTGGAAGCCACCAGAAATGTCATCCCGAAGCATGACACCGTCATTGTGACGCTCAAAGATCTTCTCGAAGTTCGGATGATCAGTGATCAAAGGAAACGCGTTCTTCCCTGCGATGAGGATGAAGTGGTCCGCAGTGAACTCGCCGAGGTTGTCCTCAGACTTGTCCTTTGCCTTTACCAGCTCGGTGCGCAGCTTCGTGTTCGAAGACGCGAAGTCGATAACAGCCTTCGTCTGCTGGACGCCGAATTCCTTGTACCAGTTTTTGGAAATTTGGCCCTTGCTGTTCAAGAGCTTTCCAGTGATGGCACCGATCCGAGAAACTTCCCACATCAGCTTATTGCGCCTGCTGAATTTGGAGATCAGCTTGTTCCGTTCACCTTCAACCGTCACAAGCAGTTCCGACCCAGCCGCACGAATGCCCTCAAACTGGGTAGCAAGGAGCACGTCTTGCTGCGGATAGTGTGGAATTTTGACGATGATCGAGCTGTCGGTATCACGCTCGGGAGCATCACCAGGTGCACCGCGAACGGCTTCAGGAATCAGATCGAGTGTGCCGTCCGTGAAATCGATGGCGACAGTCGGAAGGTGAACGCCTTCACTATGCCATGGCAGCCACTTCGACACGAGATCGGGCACGTATGGCTGGCTGACGGCGTAATCCGTCAGAGCAACCTTGGAAAACAGCTCGTTGCCGCTATTCAAAATGTTATTGAGTTCCATCTAAATCTCCAAAATATGTTTGCGTTTTGTTCTAACGATTAGCCGCGAAGGATGAGGCCTTGACGCTCCAGATATGGCTGGACGTCGGCGACGGTGACGTCTTCCGGCAACCCGAGTTCGAACGACTTGACCGTGGCATCTCGAACAACGGCTAGAGCTGGTGCGTCAGTTGCTTCGTCATCAGACTGGAAGACGGTGCGCGCCACGAGGATCGCGATCTCGACATCGACATCGCCTTCCTCGCTGGGTGTGACGTCCGCTGCGGTCAGTGCCGCATAGACGCCATCTACGCCCTTCACGAGAATGGTGCCGGATTCATACGGTGTTTCCGAAGCCGCAACAGTGATCTCCTCAAACGAACGGTCGCCGCTTGCTGTCATCAGAAGAAACGCTAGGTTGGCGCGCTGCTTATAAAATCTTGTCATCTAAAATCTCCAAAATATCGGTTGTAAGAACAGTGGTTAGGCGCGCTTGTTCAGCTTCGCGTAGATGTCGCGAGCGGACGTCAGCTTCGGCTCCTTACGGACAGGCTTCGGCTCGATGTCAGACCGAGCACCCGAATTTGCATTCATGGCCTTCGACATGATCGCGGAGCGGATGGACGCCTTGAGGTCTTTCGACCGAGTACCCAGAGCGACAAGGTCGTCCACAGCCTTCGTCAGACCGTAGGACTTCGCGATGGAGCGGATGGAACGGATTTCCTCCTCTTCCGCCTTCTCGTCTTCATCGTTGCGCTTGCCACGCTCTTCTTCGGTGTCGTCATTACGCTTACGCTCTTCCTGCTCTTCATCGCTTTCAGCACGGAGCTTACGAACGCGCTCAAGCACCTCGTCGGATACATCGTCACCGATTTCAGCCACGGCAGCCTCGACAGCGACAACGGCTTCTTCAACGATCTCAGCAGCAGCTTCTGCAGCTTCTACCAGCTCTACGAGTTCTTCTTCATTCATAGTACGTTTCTCCAATTTTCGTCTGATGCGCTCAGCAGCGCGTGTTGAATTCTTCGACGCCGTTACTGGCTTATTGCGGTAGGAAAGTTTCGGAGCCGGGATAGTGCGACCAGCACTACGAACGCTGGCGTTCGGGTCCGCGCCTACGGCTACGAGCGACGCCTCATACAGTGTCCATGAGGTCGCATAGGCAACAGGCACGTCGCCGTCACGATGCTCGATCTCGTATGAATTTACGCCGTAGCCCGCGCTGATCTGATTGTAATGACCATCATTAATATCTGTGATCAGGTCGGAGTTTCTGCTGTTTAAAACCGCCGTTCCGTGGACTTCAGTGCCGACCGAACGAACATCATCGACTTTGCCCAGGATCGTGTTCACGCCAGAAAAGGTGTCATGGCAGTCAACCAGTGGCATTCCGGCCGTGCGACTGAAGTCCAGGCCAGACGTCAGAAGGACCTCATCGACTTCGATATACGAGTCGTCGGCGTTCATACTTGGCTGCTGCGGATTTCGGATGAAGCTGCGGACGGGCGTCTCTGTCGAGATTACGATACCGAAGCTCTTCTTCTCGACGTCAACAGAAGCAGGCACACGAGCGAAAGCCCGAGTGCGCATTTGACCGTGATTTTGCTGAAGCTGCTTCGGCATCTATCGTCCCAGAAGTCGTTGTCTCGGATGATGATGTGGCCGGGGTCTGCAAGATTTAAGTGCGAATTCGCGAAAGGATAATCGGCGATACGTGCGTACGCTTATCCTAAAAGGTAAATTGCCGACTGAGGCCTCCGCTGGTTCAGTAATGTGAATTGATAAAGAGATGGAGAGAACGTGATGAAGTTGAAGATCGCGGTTGGAGGATTTTTCTTCGCATTCTCTAGTGTCCTGGCATCTGCGCAAGATTTGACGTTATCTACAGAAGTTGAAGCACTCTATGTAGCAATGGAGCCCGAAGCAAAAAAAAAGCTGGAAGCTGATACTCAAGCACTTCAGGGGTACTGCGCGTCTAATCACATATTTGCCGCCGAACATGATTGCGCGTGCATTACAGGAAGATTCGTGGAGATACGGCTGACAACCGATCCCAACGTATCATATCACAACGCGATGGATGACCTTCGGTTCGAGTGCCCGAACCCTGAAGGGATTATCGCCCGAAATAAGCGTCTTTGCGTGGATCGCCTGTACAACGTTGAAGAGAAAGTCCGGAACGAGCAATGCGAGTGTGAGGCGATCAAACAAGCAGAAGGTAGGTTGTACGACATGCAAGTTCGCGGTCGTTGGGGGCGCGGGCAGCCCGATTATGCTGGGGAATGCGCATCTGGAACGACGGCACCACGACCTGCTAATTGGCCAAAACTCGACACTCGGAGGGCTGCACAATGAGGAATTCCCTCACTGCGCTCTCAGTTTTATGCTCTGTTGCCGCTACTTCCTTGGCTGGCGCGCAGGGCCTCGCACAAGAACGGCGCAACCTCAACGTAGTGCAATCAATATACAATACCGGAAAATACGGGGCGACACTCTGGGGCAGTCGCCAAGCCGTCGCAAAATGCCGTAAAACCGAAGACCCAGAGGCAACTGTAGAGAACTTCAAACAGAGCATTCGTGACGCTTATGGAAAGGCCTACGAAAAATATAAAGAGGTGATCGAAAAACACCTTTCTGATCCCGAGACAGAGACAAGGTTTGCGCAAGGACATGCATCAGCATCTACGCGACTTTTGTCAAGCAATTGTTCTGATTTAGTTTTAGGACAGATTGAGAAAGAAATTGAAACGGGCCTGGACAATCAGATATCATCCATGCGCCGTATGGCATCGACACTTTAGCCGGAAGAACCGTCGAGCTGTCCACGCGTCGTCCAGGACTGACGATATCGTCAGCCTTCCTTTGATCAGTTCACTAATTTGGGCTTTTCTGCCTCCGCATCATAGGCATCTAGAATCTGCTTTCGCTCTTCGTCGGACATCAGCTTCTCGTAGATCGGATACAGCAACTTCAGCAGCTTGGCTCGTGTCTGGTCTTCCGAGTTCTCCAGGTCGATATCCTCGACGTCTTCACCGAAACTGGCAGCAACACGCTTGCGGCTGGTAAAACCGTTTTTGACTGCCTCAGAGAATGCGGTGATCTCTTGCAATGGATGGATATGACCACGAGCAGGTGTCATCCATTCAACCTCAAAGAGATCATCAAGCTCCTCCCCTTCTGGAACCGTCCAGAGACCATGAAGGACGGCGTAAGACAGGAAGCGACGCCAAACTGGTTTGCAGAACTGGTTGACGAAAAGATGGTATTGGATGCTCTCAATGAAGCGAAGGCACTCCAACATTACCGCCCTGTACGTCCGGTCGTTGAGCTTCTCGAAATTCATGCTGATGTGTTCGACAGCCAAGCCCATAGATACGGCTAAGCCGCTCAGATGCTCGCGTCGAAACGTTCCATAGTTGGCGTCTGACTGGGTTTGCGGAGCAAATTCCACGTCCCAATCCTCAGGCACCACGGCAAAGCTTCCTCTTTCAACAGCTACAAAGTCGCTGCCGTTTTCGTCGGTCTCAGCATCAAACTCCTCGGGTTCGTCACCAGCCATCCGGGGCTTCTTAAATGCTCCAGCGAACCCTGCTTGCGTCAACTGCTTCTCAACTTGAGCTTCGTCCGACGTCCGAATCCGTTCAGTGATATTGAGCGCACTGGCACCCCACGGATAACCACGGCTGTCGCTCAGGCGCTCGGGCATATAGATGTGCAGCACGTCTTCGGCTGGCACTCTTTTCGGTTCGAAGGATTGCTTTCCGGTGCCCTGCCAGTCCTTTGGATGGTAATCGTAGAGCCAATATGCAGATGGGCGCTCAATAAGATCGCGTTCGACGCCGCTGACGATCCAGTGACCATTGGGAGCTTGCTGCGTATATGAAAGGGGGAGATGATCTGCTTCCAGCATCTGCAACTGAAAATTGACACCGCTGCGCATGTCACCTGGACGTCGTTCGCGGAAACGCACGAGCGCCTCGCCGTCGCGAGGGATGACGAAACCAGCAACATACTGCAGGCCATAGAAGTCCAGACGTCCGCGTGCGTCGGCTTCCTTCTGCCAACGATTCCACAGCTTGAGCAGCTTCTTGTCTTTAATGACAGGCTTGATGCCGTAATGGATTGTGTTGTTTGCAACCTGACGGCAGGCCTGCCTGTAAAAGCTGTCATTGGCATACATCCAGCGGCTGCGCTTGCGGATTTTCTCGATCTCGGTGTTATAGCCGTTCGGCCCGACGTCAACGGATTGCTCGATAAACTTGGAGTTTGAAGCGGCTTCGAAAAAACTTTTGGCGGCCGAAAAAACATTGGATAGGAAGGAGGACGAACGAACACTGCGAGCATGTGTCCGGATGCGTCTGGCTGCAGGCTTGGAGGTGCGCGATGAGGTGGCTTGAACGGACATATTAATACCCCCTCTTCACGATGAAGGGTACGATGCGGACGGACTTCCGACTGCGACGTCCATCGATGTCATCGATTCGACGGTAGAGGGCGCGGAGCAACTTTTCGGCATTCTCCAAACTCGTATATGAGAGGGAACCACCAGCGGGATAGCTGATGCTCTGAGCGCCAGAAGTAAAGCCCTCCTCAAGAGCGAGTATGGCTTCAGTGCATTGCTCGCGTGTCCAAAATCGAAATAACCTCATCCAAAATCTCCAAACCAAACTCACCACCGACGGCTCGAAACGACGCGTCCGCCAGTGACTTTTTTCCGCCTCGGCTTCGGCTTTGGTGCCTCCGTCGACACCTGTTCCTCGGCACGCTCGACACCATGTCGATGCGGTCGTGCTGAGACCTCGTTTCCCTTTTGTTTGAGCAACGGAGAAGCAGAAACTGGTTCATCCAGCAGCTCTCCAGTTTCTGGATCGTGAGGCGGCAGCACGTCTTCAATACCGAGCTTGCGCGCTGCAAGATTCAAGTCGCGATACGCGGCGCTGGACATCTGCAGCCCGCAGAGCGCTGCATAGGCATAGATGAGACAGTCCCACTCTTCTCCCGTTTGACTCGTCTTTTTACGCTGCCAGTGCCTGTTACCCTTCTTGTCTATGAGCAACTTTTCGGCTGTCAGCCCCTCGAAATACGCATCGTCACAAGTGGATGGAAAAGTTGCTGCACCGGGACCGCGAATAGCCAACATCCTGCCAATGGCATCTTTTGCTAGCTGAGTATCGATCATGTACCACGTACTACCGTTTCGCGTGGAGCGGGACACTTTGCGCGGCCAAACTGACGATGATCTGGTGCCCTTAGACTTGTTCGCGCCCTTGATAGCCCACACACGTTTAGTCGCCCTCGCCTTTGCGAATGCTTTCACTTGGTCGCCGTAGTCACCGCCGAGGTCGATAGACGAAGCGTGAATTCTAAGTTCCGTCCCGTCGGCCTTCTGGAAGCGGCGGTTCAATATCTCATCAAGGGCGGCGTCGGCGTCAGCGTCGCCGGGCTCGCCCACGATCACTTTGTGTAGGATAAGGCGCGGCATGCGGCGCTTATTCCAACCAACAACGGAGATTTCGCGCGAGGCGATGCGGTCGTGCTCGCCGCCTTTCAGACCTTCCTTATTCGTTTGGGTGTCCACGCCAGCTGTGATGACCACGACATCATCGGGCACCTCAGCTCGATACGGGATGCGGAGAGATTTCAGGCTGTCGCTGTCGATGGCTTCGCCGCCGAGGTCATCCCACGGCTCCGCGATGACGTTGTTGATGAAACGCTTTAGGAGTTCGGTATCACCTTGAGCGTCAAGCCATTGCTGAGCCAAGATCGTCCACCGTGCTTTCGGTGCTGACGAATGCCAGGCAGGCCAATGGTATCCACGATGTCCCGGTCGGTTCGGGATTGCTGTAGGGATAAATTCGCCAGCTTCTACAATATCCTCTTTGTGGTGCTCGTCGATGCGGCACCCCTCGCCCTCACATTGGTACCAAGCCTCGATGACATGCCCGTGCTCGTTCACCGTCCAGCGGAATCCATAATTGGTCTTCTGACTTCCCCATTTGAGAAATTGCTGGGTGCCGCAATGGGGGCAAGCAACATGAAGACGTCGCTGATCCGAGAGAGACCATTCGCGCCAAACGAGCGACGTCTCGCGGGACAATGGCGTGCTGCCGACCCAAAGTTTGCTGTCGATGAAAGCCGTGCCACGGTCGCGATAGAGGGTAAGCTTGTCGGCTTGCGACTTCTCCCCTTTAGACTGCCATGCCTCGGCATCGACTTCGTCAGCCATCATCCACTGGGCGCTGATCCTTCGAAAGGCGTCGTCGCTGGCTGCACCACGAAAATATAGCTGAGCCCCGTTCGAAAACCTATGCTCGTCCCAAGTGTCTTGAACTTCGCCACGGATCGGCGTCCTTCGAATGCCTGCTAGGACGTCGGCGAAATGCGGTTCGATCTGATCCTTGTAATAGCCTTTGGCGTCGTCATCCGTGGGTTGTGTCAAAATCGCTTTGAGTGCGAGGTAGCTGATGCCGTAGAAGATCATGGCTTTCAGAAACGAAGACCAGCCGACCTGCACGCCTTTGAGAACGGTGATTTGATCTACCTCGGGGTCGAGTGCATCGAGAGCTACTGGACGCTGGAAGCCATTCAATCTCATATTGCCGGGGCGAAAGGTGGCCTGTTTCGGAAGCTCGATGCTGTCGTAAATCCACTCCACGGGATCTTTGAAAGGGGGTATCTGAAGCGTGGTATTCCGAAGCTCAGCGAGAGCGTTGTCGAAAGCTAAGGCAGCCTCGGACAGGTCAAGGTGATCAAAAGAGACGTCCAACGCTTCATCGAACATGCTGACTACGCTTCGAACTCTCGCTCAACGCGGAGTGCTTTGAGTGTTGTCCGCACTTGCTCGTCAGCGATTTCGCGGACCTTTTGAGCCACGCTGGCTTCAACACGCCCCGCAATTGCATCCGGCAACGACATGAGACGACTGCGGATTTCAGCATAGTCAGCTGCGATTTTCTCGACGACATGAGAGACACGGACAACGGTGCGCACTGCTTCGGCGGCTTCGAGTTCGGTGATTATCGCAGCAGCGACAGCGCGACGTCGCTTGGCTTCTTCTTCCGACGTCCGACCATCGATAGAGCCAGACCCGAGTTTTTCAGCAGTGGTATCGGCTGCGCGTTTCTCAAGCCAGCGAACAACCTCACCAGTGTCGAAAATCCACGCTTTCCCGAGATCACGGTCGGCTTTTTCAACAAACGGGAGGCCGTTGTCGAGCCATTTTGACACCGTGTTACGGTCTCGGTCGAGAAAGCTTGCCAGTTCTTTCAGAGATACATAGCGCTCTTTTGATGCCGCACGTCGAGCAGCAGAGATGTTGCGTTCTTCCCCGCTTGTGCTGGACTGCCTGGCACTTTCGTCACTGGATTTCAGCAACCTTTTTCTTGGCGTCTTGGTAGTCATCGCGCTCCCTTTGAACTCAAAACTTGTTGAATTCATTGGGCGTCGGGCGTCTGCAAGATTCCAGAGGGGAGTGACTGAACTCGTCGGGGTGCTGATGATGACTGGACAAAAAAAATTTTGAAAAGACCGACAGCCTGCAGTCGCCAATTACCCGCATTACATCAGCAACTTACAGGGTCCCCGGTCAACTTTTTGAGTGTCGAAACGATTTCATTGGGCCGATAGCTGTTCGATGTTGCGCCGGAAAGCTCGAATGATAGAGTCAACTTCGGGCGTGAGGGCATCAATATGGAAAAAATATCTGCAGACGCAGACTTGGAAGGGCGGCTAAATGCTATCCGTCAGATTCAGGGGAACAATCCCGCAGCGCTCGATGCGGCAACCGCGAGAAATATACTTCACGAGGAACTAGGGCGTTTCACCGATCCACAAACGATTTATCATCTTGATGAAGCGACCCGAGATAGACTTCTAGCTCACAGCAGGCAAGACGCAGCTCACGCGCTCCTAACCGCCCTGCGCTCGTCTAAGGACATAGCTGAGGTGAAGCGACTGCTGAAAATCGCGGTCATTTTGCTTCTTGTCATTACAGCAGTGACAGTGTTCAGCCTATTTAGGTGAATACAGGCTCTTTATGGGGAGATGGCATGAAGTACGGGTTGCTACACGTCGCGCTGTTTATCGCGCTGGCTGCGCTCACAGCATGCGAAACCAAACAGATCGCAGAGATGAACTACAGCGAGCGAAAGGCTCTTGCAGACCAACTCGTTCAACGATGTATCGACCAAGGTGTGCCAGTCACCAGTCCACAATTTCAGATATGCACGAGTGCGGAGGCTCAAGCCGAGAATGCTAAACGGCAGAGGAACTTGAGACAAGCCCAGCGGGCACAAGCATCGATGGCACGTGGTTTCCAAAATGCATCTAACTCATACAGCCAGGCAGCAGCGATGAACCGGACCGTCACATGTCAAAGTGTGCCAGCACCAGCCGGAATGGCTACTGTTAGATGTTACTGAACTGCAAGAAACACCGTTGACATGAACAAGCGATCCACGACTGAGTACCTACCTTGGTACAGACGGCCGGATTACAACGGCAAAATGTCGGAGTCTGAAAAGCGCAAGCTTGACCGTATTCGTGACCAAGATGTCCATCCCGCCTTCAAATATGAAAACCTTCCTTCGGAGGTTCAGACGTACATATCCCGCTTAAGGGTGGAAAACTACGATCACAAGCAAAATAGCGCAGCATCGATGATGATGGTAGGCGTCCTGTTTGGGTCGTCCATTCTCCTCAGCGCATATTTTGGTTTCAATGTCACACCAGCTACGTCTATTTGGCGGTATCTGGTCGGGGTCGGCATCATCGTTGCTTGTATCGTTTTTTTTCGCAGAGAGTGGAGTAGAAATGCTGATGCATTTCTGCCTAAAGACGACGAAGCTCCCTCGTCGGTGAATGAGCAACTCAAGCAAGAATGGGAACTCGACTACCTAGTTAGGATTCGTCGAGCTGAGGAAGCAAACCCTACGGACTTCTCAAAGACGTAGTCGGGAAAGCGCTCATTGAGATGCCATTTACTCAGCTAGAGAATGGACCAGATCCGATCTCGAACAATGGTCTACCGAGGAATACCTCCTCTTCAATTATGATACCATTCAGCAACTGAGACGACGACTCCCAAGGAACTGCTATAACTGTTAGGCGATTATCGCCTGAACCAACCCACATATCCTTCAGCTGAATTTCCCTATTACGCTCGATAGGCATCCTGGATATGTGGGCGATAAGCCCATCGAGGCAAAACCTGAAAAACGGCTCCTCGTAGTCCATGCCGCTACCTGTTAGGTCAGGGACCAATTTCGTCTGAGCTATTGGTGCATGATTATGACGGACGCCAAGGGTAGATAGCTGGGTTAGTGAAACAGGATAAAACTCAAGCGGCTCTGGGTTGCCGTCTCTGACCATGATACGAAGTCGTTCAAGGTCTTCCTCCGGCATCACTACCTCCTCGAACTCCGGACGACTTGTAGCAGCTGCCCGCCATAGAAGACTGAGAAAGAACAACCGTAGCTGTCTCCACTCCTGGTCGACAAGCGTCCGCAAGCCCCACCCGTTTTTCATTGTTTCGCAGTCGGGTAGCTTGAGACGAGGCCCCCACCCGCTCCATACCAGCGAATGACGCCGCAATATTGCGATGGCAGCATCGTCATACCTCGCTAAGATATCCTCACCGTCTCGAATGACCAAGGCGGGATCGTACCAGCTGCTTTTTCGTTTCTGTATCTTTCCATAACCTATCTGGAGCAGACCGGGACCAAGGCCGTCAGCCTTTGTAAGTGCCTTTGGTAATAGGTGCGAATCGACGAAAACTCCGTGCTTCTGGGTCAATTTACATAGACCGGTCCGGTCTCGAACTTTCTTCTTTGCCATTCCCCACCTTAGATGATGCATCTCAGCCTAAGAAGAAGATCGTATATGGAAGTACCCCTTGCAAGCGCCGTCAGCGTCCACCCTTTCTGATCTGCCGATTCAACTCGTGCGCAAACGACGCCTGATTAGCCCTCAGACTGAGCGCCTTCGATATCTGCTTCTGATAGAGAAAACGCGGCTTATATCGAGCGCGATCAGCCACACTCAGCAGCGGCTTCAGTTTCTCCATTGGTCGAACGGACATCACACCAGGAATTCTCCTGCGAGCTGCTTTCGATCTCTTCGGCCGCTGCCAGTATCCGAGCGATCCACCGACGTCCCCGAAGAAAATGCCCGGCCGATTTCGGACCGCTCTGAAATAAGCAAACGGTGACGTCGGTTCGCCAGAAGCCCTCGCCGCGTTTCGTTTTGACCGCATCTCTGCACGCTTTGAGCGTTCCTCGCGGAGCTGTTTCGTGAGCTGCTTTTGGTAGCCCCAACGGATGTTGCCAGCTCGGTTAGTCTTCGAGCCGAAAACGAACAGACCGTGTCTGGCTGAACCCGCATCGCCCGTCTTTCGAACGCCGCCGTCGATTTGATATTGCAGGTATGCAGCCTGCGCTGGTTGAGCGCGGACCTCGGAAAACATCGACGTCGTGTTAGCGTTCGGCTTCGCTTTCTCGACACGCCAAGCCCGTTCCGTGAATTTGACGTGGCCGTCAAAGGCCTGGGCGGTGTGGTCTTTAAGAGCTTTCTGAGCCTCGAACGCGATCCCGTTCAGAAAGCCTGCGGCCGCCTTTGGCATGACGTCACGCTGGATGCTGGTAAGGGTTTTTCGTAATGCCCGTTCGTCGAAATGGAAGTCAAACCTCATAGCAACTCTCACTTAAAAAAATGCCTGCGAAGAGAAACCCTAAAACTCTTCGCAGGCGGACTTAAAAAAACAACAACAAGGAAAGGAAGGAAAACTCATTGCTGTATGGATATAAGATGACGTAGCTAGATGCATGTTTCAAATGTTTTTTTGATAATTATCAAATCCGAGATTCGAGATAAGACACTCGATTCTTCAGCGAGTTTATTTCGCTGCGCAGGGTCACAAGCAGGTCCAGCAAATTCTTATTGTCAGAAGATAGCTCCGACCCATGCACCTGTTGCATTCGATTGAAGCGCGTTGACTCTGAACCGAAGACTTTCGCGAACAGGCCGCGCCCGCCAGACGACGACTGGCAGTACGTAGCTGCTTCTGGAGAGCTGAAGATGGATTCCGAAAGAGATCGCTTTGTCGTGTCGGCGAAATAATTCTCATATCCTCCGGCAAAAATCGCCCCGGCAAGAGATCTCGTGTTCGGATAAGCAGCGTCGAAGCTGAAATACCCGCCGTAGCCCGCCAAGGTCTGGCTGAAAAAGCTCACCCGGTTGCACGATGTGTAGTTGGTCGGATTGTGGTGATATGAGCCGAACACGGACCCAGCGAGCGACTTACTCGTGTTGATGTCGAAATAGTAGACCTCGTCGACGATGTTTCCTGGCATCACTGCAGATGTGCCAGCATCAAGCATCATAGCGCGGATGAGCCGTTGCATGTCGACGTCGCTTCCACCACCTCCTCCTCCACCCTCGCCCTCGGGTAGTGCGTCGACTTTCTGTTCGAGGTTGTTCAAACGTGTCGCTAGGCTGGCAATATGTGCTGATTTTTGCATGGCTTAAATCTCCCGCAGTATGTGCACTAGGAGATGCGGGAAACCTGCAAGAAACTACCGCCAGAGACGATCCAGCGTCTCTTCGAGAAACGCCAGATTTTTGATTCTAGGATTGGGAGTAATGGGGGGAGCAGCTCAGTGAGCCGTTTTGATACGCTTATCCAACCGTCCAACACGAATGAACTCGGCGATCTCTGGACGGCTTAAAGAAGAAACCCGGCGATGCAGAACCTTTTTAGCAGCATCTGCATCGTATCCCGCATCGATTAGCAAATCTAAAGTAGCCCTCAGGAGCATTTGCACCACGGTTTTATGCGCTTCGAGCCTCTCTTCCGACACGTAGCTCATAAAAGCCACAAGTGCTTGAGAAAGGGCCGTATCTACACGATCCGCTTCCGGCTCGCGCCGCTGGCGTAGTTTGATGCGGTACTGGGCTTGGCGTGCCGCCTTGGCTTGTCCCACATCCGTCATGTTTATTGGTCTCGGCATTGTCATCTCCAACTTCATCATCTCTCGCTCCTTCCTTTGTCTCTACGAGATACGAGAAGAGTGCAGTTGGAGCTTGCAAGTGACAAAAGGCAGATCAAATCCGCCGACGGCACTGCGTCGCTAATCACACGCACTACGCTCCAGACCCAAACACGACCAAGTCCTTTTCCCGCGAAGCGGCACGGCAAAAACTGAATCGATAATCCAACAAAACCGACTTCGATCTTGTCTATTTAGAATCGGGAAAAACCCGCTCGCGGAAAACCGTCCCAAACCGTTACACAGCCTTGGCTCGTAAACTTTGTTCTTATGACACAAATCCCAACCCCCCGTCTCTACGAGATAATTGGAAGGACCTCTCGCAACGTCCTGCGAGACGTACAACGACACCATCCGTGCAACGGCTCATCACCAGCACTGATCCGCTTTTAGCTATTCCGAGCATTTGCCGTGCGGTTTAAGGCCTTTCATCCCTCCGGCCTTACTCCAGTGCCACCACCTTGAAACGCGCCCGTTAAACTGCTGCTCCTGTGCGCCTCTCACGAAGTGCACTGTTTGGTACATGGCAGTGTCTACTGATCCACCGTGCGAAACGCACTACGCTCCAGAACTATACTCGACCAGTCCCTTCCACTGCGAAGCAGCACGGTAAAAATTGAATCAATAATCCGAAAAATTCGACCTCAAACTAGTCTATTTAGAATCGGGAAAATGCGACCTGCGGGAAACCTCCGCAAACCGTTGTTTCATCCAATCCCGTCCACTTTGTTTTTATGACACAAATCCCAAACCACCGTCTCTACGAGATAATTGGAAGGACCTCTACGAGACCAACGGACTGACCGACAATCGCGTGAGCCGTGCAACGCTCATCAAATCCGCCACGGCTCATCACTCTGCTCGACCCAGTCCTAGTGCGGAGCACCCCCTGCGGAGCAGGCACGGCTGGTCTAAACCAAAGGAAAGAAAATCGACCGCCAAAATCTTCTATTTAGAATCGTCAAAATCCCGCTCGGGGAAAACCGCTGCAAACCGTTGCACAGCCTAGGCTCGTCAACATTGTTTTTATGACACAAATCCCAAAACCGATTTACATGACATACCCCGAAATCGTGTCATCTGAACGTCTATATGACGCAGTCTACGACGACGTCATATAAACACCCTCGCCTCTAAATGACACACTTCCCATCCGTGTCATCTAAACACCCATCTGTCCAAATGACACGTTCTGGAACGGCGTCATCTAAACAGCTTGACTTATTTTCCGCCGACGAATCACACTTAGTTATTAACCCTGAGACGACCGATTATGAAAAAACTCATTCAGCCCGCCAACCGGGGCTCCATCACGAAAGCCATTGCAGAAAACTCGCTTTCCAGGATCGCTCCTGAGAGTCCCCGACCCTTAGAGATGCTCGACAGCGTGGAAATTACCTCGTCAGACATCCTCACTGCAGATGACGCCGCCCTCCACGAGCTTTTAGTTTCGGCAGCTTACGAGGCCGACAAAGACATGGCGTCGGAATTCACGTCTCTACCCGTCTCTACGGCGCTAAAATTCCTCGGCGAGCATGCACGAAGAGACGCGTTGAAGACCTCGATGAGACGCCTGATGTCTACGACCGTCAGCTATGGCACCAAAAAGACGCGCCGTTTTGAAGATGTCCCTCTTATATTTAGCTACCTGGAAACAAACGAGAGCGAAGACGTCATCCGCTACTCGCTCCCCGAGCCGATCCGCATTCTGATGCGTTCGATGCCAGCTTATGCGTATCTTGAACTCGCCCCCCTGTCGCAGATGAAATCCAAGTACTCTGTGCGGCTGTACCGGATTTTTGCAGCTGCGGCTGCGCGCCAGAAGTGGACACCTGACGGAGAGAACAAGGTTGTCGTATCGGCGTCTCTTGAGGACCTCTATCGGTGGACGGGCTTCCCGCTCGACACCGGGAAGATGAACTTCGGGAAATTCCGCCAGCGAGTTCTGAACAAACTCGTCTACGAACTGGCGACCGTCCGCCGCTTCAATATCAGCGTAGAAGAAATCAGAAAGGAAGCTCGTGGACGCCCGCTTGAACGCGTGGATTTCCATGTAATCCTGCGCGCGCCTAGCCATCATCTCACACGCGTATCGTTTAACAAACGCACTCACAGGTTGTTAGGTGTCGGCGGCGTGGATGCGCCAGAATTTCGCGTCAACAGTTACGTTTGGCAGCGTGCACAGCGCGCTTTCAGCGGATTCAGCCAAGATATGAACATTTCGTATTTTGGAGCTTGGCAGATAGCTCTGAAAGAAGCGCTTGATGACGATCCGATCACGCCCGAATGCAACTATCGATTCTTTCGCGGCAAACGCCTTTTGAAAGCAATTGAGGATTTTGGAGCTGACGAGGCTGCGTTTCAATTCTGTGCTGAAGAAGTGCAGGCTCCTGATCTCTTATCGAATGAAGTCAAAAGCTTTTTCTCGGAAGAAGCTGCCGTCGCGTCAGAAGCACGCATAAAGCGCATCGTTCCCAAGCCGCCAAAGAAGGAAAAGCTCAGTAGCCAGGCTCGCGGACAGGACCTTTCAAAAACGGAAGTTGCATCCACCGTCCCGACCTCTAATGACGATGAAGGTACGACGTCAAGCGTCGGAATGCAGCTTTTCGAAGAGCTACTAGCTGAAGAAGATCAAAAGTTCGAACGCGCTAAGCCTTCCGAGCCGACGCCCCCTGTTGAACAGGAAGAAGAAGCCGTCGCTCCGAGCATCGATGATATAACGGCCAAGATGCTCGCAGAGCTTCTAGAAGACGAGGCTCCTGAAGAGACCGACGCGATGCCCGATCTATCCAACATCCGAGAGATTATCTGGACGGCCGACCACGAACTTAGCTACGAAGAGGTGGATGAGCGCGTTTTCCCAGTCATCCAGAACATTATCTACACCGGAGAGCACAAAATTGAGCTAACCGTCCGCTGCTGGATAGATGGTCTGGTAGAAGAATTCACATTCGGTCAACGCGACGTCTCCCCTGAAGACATCGCCTACATCACGGATACGCTTTCCGCCGCCCGACTATTAGATGACGATATGAATGAACCCGATTTCATTGCAGCATAAGGAAATTTCAGAATGGCTGTTTTACCACCTAAGTTTTTGAGGAAGCCCACGGAAGCAAAGGCTCCTGCACAAAAGAGCTATCCAAAGCACATCGTCGAAAAAGCCCTTGTTTTCGAAGTGTTAGGACCCGTGATGCCAAACGACGAGCGCTTCTACAAATCGACAATTGATCTGGTACTATCTCAACATCCGAATGCGACCGGTGAACTTCTGCAGATCGTACTGTGGTCCCGATATAAAAATGCATTCGGCTGGCCAACGGGGATATTCGTGCCGAACGACCCTGATCTTATCCTTGATCTCTTCCGGAAGATGCGCCTTAGGAACAAAGATGATAAAGACCCTGCCGCTTGGAAAATCCTCCACGATTTCAACATTATAGACGAGATCGAAAAACGGAGCATAAAGCCAAAGCGGAAGCCTAGACCCTCGGTAGTGAAGAAAGAGACCTCGCGGCCTACTATCGATGCGGCAACCGTGCCAGAGCAATTGAGTGTTGTAGGGACGTCCTGAAGTCGCCATACGTCAAAGACTTCACGAACGAAGAGACTGTTCCGCACACGTTCCCTAGAACAAGCGACTTGCATCTCCAAAGAGATCCCAGTATACGACCGCTTCACGACATTGGTGCCGGAAATGGTCCGGCATGGGTGTCCATCCTGAGGCGTAAACAATGAGGTTCTTCTCGATACGTAAGACTGCATGAACGATGCGGGCTAAGCGCCTGTTTTCATTGCATTCATCTTCGTATTCGAAAGGAACCCAGCATGTCTTACGTGCAAAAATTCTACACCTCAGATACTCACTTTGGCCATGAAGCTATCCTCGGCCTCTGCGAGCGCCCCTTTTCGTCCGTCGCTGAAATGGACGCCGCGATGGTAGATGCGTGGAACAGCGTCGTCCGGCCGCAAGACATCGTTTACCACCTCGGAGACTTTGCGTTTGGTGGCCCAGCGCATGCGAAGCAGATCTTCCGACGTCTCAACGGCCGCAAGGCCTTGATCCTTGGAAACCACGACGTCGACCGGGCTGGCAACGCGCTTCCTCACCTGCTTGAGCTGGGCTGGGATCAGGAACCTCGTCATTCTCTACTCACCAGCGACGGCGGCGAACGGCTGTATTTGTCGCACTATGCGCACCGTGTGTGGCCAGCCAGTAATCGTGGTTCAGTACACTTTTATGGCCACAGCCATGGAACGCTTGATGCCATTGGTATGTCTCGCGACGTCGGCGTCGACATGACAGACGTCGCTTTTACTCCGCGAACTTTTCAGCATCTGAAAGCCGCCCTGCCCGGTCTGGCCACCTACGTCACGGCCTGACGTCGGACGCACATACATCACGACTACGCATGCGCATTCCCGCTCCCTGAAAAATTCAGGTCGAGCGCCCCAACTTCAAGGAGAAACCACAAATGGCAAAGGAAGCCGTAGACAACCATAACGACATCGACCTCGGAGATATGGAATGGGTCAGCGACACCGAAGATGAGAAAGCGTCAGAAAGCTCTCTTTTTGACCCGATCATCGACGGCTTCAAGGTCGGTCTGCTATACGAGATCTTTGTCGACAGCCTGAAAGCCGCTTCACCAGCCGCCGCTGAAAAATTCTTTGATGCAAAGTGTCCGTGTACGCTCGTGCTGCGCTGCGCCAGCACCGATGAAGTCGATATCTTTGGCGTTGGTATCGAAGAAGTCTTGGCAGACGGCATGCGCCAGCGATATCGCGGGCCGCATCCAGCGAAGTCGATTTTGGTCTACCTTGAGCAGTATGCGTACGACAGCAAAAAGACGTCGAAAGCTCTCCTTTCGCGCCTTTTTGAGCACCGCCGCGTTTTCATTCTTGCGACGAACGACCACGCGATTCCTGACGAAGTCGGACGCTTCGTAGATGCCGACATCCAGATTAGGTGTTCTCCCACTGCTCTTGAAGCTGCGGTACAGAAGTACATCAAGTCTGACTTCTGGCTCGATGCTAAGATCGGCGACGAGCTGATGGCCGTGCCGCTTCAACAACTCATGAATATCTTCTCAAAAGGTCGAGACCCTCTCCACAGTTTTGAGCTAGCATTCGCATGGCTTGAAGCCGCGAAACGAGGTGAGCAGACGGACGTCAAGCCTGCACTAGATACGGACGAACCCACGCTTGACGATCTGCACGGCTTGGGGGCTGCTGGCGAATGGGGTCGCGATCTGGCTCGGGATTTGGAAGACTGGCAGGCAGGCAGGATTTCATGGTCAGAGGTTGACCGGGGGGTGCTGCTCTATGGACCTCCAGGAACCGGTAAGACGACCTTTGCTAGCGCTCTCGCTCGCACATGCGACGTCGCACTTGTCTCAACTTCGATGTCGCAATGGCAAGCGAAGGGTCATCTGGGTGATTATCTAAAAGCGATGCGTAAGGCATTCGAGGAAGCGCAAAAGCAAGCGCCCTGCATCTTGTTCATCGACGAATTCGATAGTGCGGGCGACCGGAATTCGGCAACGAGCGACAGCGATGGCAGCGATTACATCCGCAGGGCAGTGAACGGTTTGTTGGAATGTTTGGACGGCGCGGCGGGACGGGAAGGCGTCATTGTGGTCGGCGCGACGAACTATCCGGAAAAAATTGATGCCGCACTTAGACGTCCGGGACGTCTCGATAAACTAGTTGAAATCCCCCTGCCCGATGCCGCTGCTCGTGATGGCATCCTTCGCTTTCATCTGAAAGGCGATCTCGAAAGTGTGGATCTGACGCCTGTTGTTGAACTGACCGAAGGAATGGCTGGCGCTTGGCTTGAAGGCCTCGTGCGAGATGCGAGGCGGACTGCTCGTCGGCAAAGGCGCGATGTAGAGATCGATGATCTGCTGAATGCTCTGCCGAGGCGTGTAGCGATGTCGCCTCAGAATTTGGAACGCGCTGCGATTCATGAAGCGGGACACGCGATTGTCGCGCTCGAACTTGGAAAACAAGTGGTCAGAGCGGAAGTCAGGCGCGAGGTTATTGAGGGAGTAGACAGTCAATTCGGCGGCTTCGTAGCGGTTCGCGTCACTGAAAGCGAACGCCACGTCATGACCTCATCGCAGATCCTGGATACAGTGAAACAGCTTCTCGGGGGGCTGGCAGCTGAAGACATCTTTTTCGAGGAGCGCTCCGATACGGGGACGTATGATCTAAGAGTGGCAACGCACTGGCTAGCGCGGATGTATTTGTGCACCGGTCAGTCCGGAAGTTTAACTTACCTGTCTGATCCAGACAACGCTTTGACGGCGCTACGGTTGTATCCAGACATCAGAAAACAGGTCGAAGAGTCGCTGCAGAATAGCATGCGTGAAGCGACGGTCATCATCGAGCGCCGCCGGAGCGATGTCCGCCGTCTTGCTGACGCGTTGCAAGCACATGAGAATCTGTCAGGTGAGCAAATCAACGGACTCCTCAATTTGAAGAGACGAGGGATTCGGCTTTTGAAGAGCATGCACGAGCGTGAAGAATTCGAGAATGCAGGGTCCCGCTATGAATACGCATGATCAAAATTGGCGGTGGCTTTGCGTAGAATGCGACACCGAAGGTAGAGGTATGAAGCCTGAACAATGTCCGACGTGCGGGTGCGAAGATAGCTGGTATCTCAACAATCTAGCTGGCAGTGATACGAGGAGCATGCGGCAAATTTTGTCAGATGACATATTCGGTCGAATTACAAAACCGGGTGGGCGAAGTTAGACCGGATTCAAACGAGGGTTACCCACTTTCGCCGCTACTGGAGATAACGTGATAGATATGGTCCATATGGCCCTCACATAAAAATATTTGAGTGAACGAGGACGGCGCTCCCGCTCGAACAACTTCCGGCCACGAGTTTTGCAGCTTCTCGATATGCTTCGGGTTGTTATGCTTTATGGCATTTACCAGGGTCGAGATTTTATCCATTTGATCATGAACCTGAATGCGTTTCCCGTTTAAGCCCTCAACGATCCGTCCGTGAAACTGTGCATGGTGTTCGTTCACTGACTGCGCGTAACGTTCCCATTGGTGGTAGTAAGAAACTGCAAAAGTTCGACGGATGTCATTCAATGCATCATTCAAACTATCAATCTCGAAGCGAATGCCTTCCTCCTCACACCAGACATATTCGCCATCTTCATCAACCTCGGCAACCGTCAGCAAGCCATCTACATCATCATCGAGCTTTTTTTGAAGTTCATCGATACGAGTTTGAAGTGAGCTTTCGGCCGCTTCGTACCCAAGTCTGACAGATTTCAAACCCGATTGAAACGAGTGCCCTCTCAGGTTGAACTTCAGTTTGGCCAT